GGCTTCCGCATCCACAGTGACGGTAGTAACCGCGCCTGTGCCAACAACTCCTGTGACGGTAACATTTGCTTCGGCATCAACCGTAGGAATAGTAACCGCGCCCGTACCGACAACACCCGTAACATTGACATCAGCCGCCGCCGAAACCGTGACAGACCCGATAGCCGAAGTGCCTGCGACACCCGTGACAGTGACTGGGAGTGTTTCGCCCCATCCAGCTTCGCCCCAAGTACCTCTGCCCCATCCGCTAATAGCTGCCACACGTTATGCCCTATGCGATGCGAATAATCGCGTTAGATGCGTCGGCTGCGGGGAACTGAATAGTAAAGTCCCCAGCGGTAGAGGTCGTTAGATGCGTCGGCTGCGGGGAACTGAATAGTAAAGTCCCCAGCGGTAGAGGTCTTATCCGCACCAAAAGCTAACGCACATACGGATGGGTCGCCACTAGCGACCTCGTTAAAGATCAACGCGCCATTTGCTGTAATTGTAACATTGGAAAAAGTTAAATCGGCAAAGTCAACCAATGCTGTAGTGCCACTAGCAACAGGAGTTACAGACGTTAGGAACTCACCCTTTGCTGTGTAGTTCGTGCCACTGGTTTCATTAGATGATGTGTACGCAGTGGTGGCTGCATTTAGTGTTGCAGAACTTGTATACAGAGCCAGTTTAAATTGGTCATTGTCAGCAGTAAAATTGTGTACGCCTTTCAAGATCTCAACTTTAAAGCTAGTGCATAGCGCGGTTGTAATAGCCATTATAGACTCCTAATTATGTTTGCCATATCTTTATGACCTTGGCGTTCAAATTCAGCGGTAAGTGTAGTCCTATCGCTCTTAATTGCTTCTTTAATATAGTGTAGCGCCGTTGCTCTAACTGACTCTTTAAACTCTTCAGCTTGTTGAGCAATAGCGGGATGACAATTACCTCCTACACTTACGATCCTGTCAGATATAGTCTGCGCCCAGAACTCAGGGTCATGCCCTTTGTTGTCGGTAGTTGTTACTAAGACGTTACCTACTTCTAGTTTTACGGCTTCAAAGAACATGTTCTATTGTACTGCCATACGAGGTTGACCAGAGCGGTACGTGTCAGAACGTAGTTTGCCATCAGCTAATAGTTTAAGTAGCGACATAGCCGTTACATACATTTTATCGTACAGCGCAATCAGGTCAGGCTCACCTTTCATAAACCTTATAGCTTCAACTAAAGCCCCATTAAGTAGTGCGGAGTCAAATTCATCACCAAGCCAAGAAGTACCAGCCGTAACGATGGACTCTGGATAGTACCCGTAGTGCAGTTCTGTGGTGTAGCTACTGTCAGGCATAGGCCCAAGGAGAAACGACACATTGTTAAACACAGCATAGTGCTTAGGTAATCCAGTAGAAGACGCGCTAGGGTACGCTTCACGAACAAAGTTAACGTCTTTGTTTAACAGAAAGTGGTAATCCCCGCTAGAATCTACAACCGCAAGGCTATACACATACAAAAAGTCACTAGGTATAGCTAGATATGTAACACTTTGAGTCATAGTACCTGTTACGTTTTTACGTAGCGCGGGTATCTGTACCGCGTTATGTATTTTTTGCTCTGCCTGTTCTGTAAACATAGCAAGCTGGGCACTTGTGAACGACGTTTCACAAATATCTTCAATATTAGTAGTTAACTCAGTGTAGTTCATGTCTACGCCATAGCCGCAAGGCTATACACATACAAAAAGTCATTAGGTATAGCTAGATATGTAACACTTTGAGTCATAGTACCTGTTACGTTTTTACGTAACGCGGGTATCTGTACCGCGTTATGTATTTTTTGCTCTGCCTGTTCTGTAAACATAGCAAGCTGGGCACTCGTGAACGACGTTTCACAAATATCTTCAATATTAGTAGTTAACTCAGTGTAGTTCATGTCTACGCCATAGGCCCACGGGCCATAAGTCCTTTAGTAGCAGCGCCAGTACCACGTACTTTAATGCCGGTAGTCTTAACACCTTTCATATCAGTCTTAGGTGCGTCTTTTACTTCTTTAATCTTGCTAGTATTTTTCATAAGTTTTACTCAGTAATTGCTATCGTAACTGTTCCTACTCCACCTACAGCAACTAAGTCATTAGGTGTTAGCCCAAACGGATCGTTGCCTGCGCCTACAGGGTTCCAGCCCCATTGTATCTGCCTACTACTGTTAGGGCCAGCTAACGACAAACTACGGTCTGGTCTAGGATTACGTATTGCCTGCGGGTCATTAACTGGAAACTCACCCAACTTTAACTGGGGATGGTCAGGATTCCAACACTCATGACACGCTTTTAGGTTTGTATCTTTACCCTTTACAACTAAGTTTTTGAGTTCTCGTAGCTTGTACTGAAATCCGCATACATCGCACTCAGCTATAGCTATTTTATTAGAAGCAAATCTACTAGACATAACTAATTCTAGGTACAAATCGTGCGGAAGTCTTATCTCTATCTTCCCCAGCCGCTAATGCAAATTGCTCTTCGTAAGCCTCTTTTAACATTGGCATCCGTGCCATAAGCTCTGGTACTTTCATAGATATGTAATAAGCCAGCCCAGCCACTAGGCAAGGTAGAAACCTAAAGTTCATATCGGCAGTCTGCACACCACTGCCTGCGTCTTGGATACGGCGCATACGATAATACTTAAATATGTAATCGCCACTGTCAGGTACAGGCCATACGTTGATCGTAGGGGCATCACGAAGACGCTCAATCCACACTTGAATCGGCCTGCCTTGTGTTAACTTGTTTGGTATAGAGGCGTACGTACTTACACTAATACGGTTAATAGTAAGATCTTGTTGCGTAGCTTCTACGCCGCTGTTAGTGCGTATGACTTGCTCTAGTAGGTCAATGGTATCGGCGGGGAGATTGTACTCAGAAGTGCCTTTAACTAGGCTTATAACGCCTTCGTCAATTGTCCACAAGTTGATACCACGATTCTGCCACTCAATGGTCATTAGATTCATAGAGCGTCTGGCAGTACGGAGATCATATCCAGAACGCATCTCACGACCCGCACGTTCCCACGCCTCTTCAGCGATCTCCGTGAAATCCATGTCAAATGCTGTTGTTCCAGATGTAGTCATTTTTTATTCCTATACGTACAGAGTCTTCTTTCTGCGGTCATCCATTACTGCACCACAACCTCTGTGGTTTGCCCGTATTTGACCGCCTTCTCTAGCATTCTTAACTTTAGCGGCCTTGGTATTACTTACTACCTGCTGCCCTCGTGCGCCAGCTTTTTTCTTCTTACGTGCCGTAGTAGCGCGTGCAGACTGACTTAAAGACCTAGCTTTAGCTGAAGGTAAACAACGATCCGGGTTCTTTTTATTCTTTGACGTACCACACGGCCCTTTAATCTTACCGTCAGTGCCGATACGAACCCAGTTTTGATCCCGCCATTTCTTTAAATCACCCATTACTTCTTCTTTTTCTTCTTACTACCTTTAGCGTAGTTAGGGTCTTTGCAGTACTTAGATGCTGCCATATTCGCATAAGCAGACGGGTATGTATCGAAGGTACGTTTAGCCCACGCTTTACCTGAAGGACATATTTTCCCGCCTGACTTATAGTAGCTTCTCATTAAAAGATTTTAGCCTTACGTACACCCCGTTGGGCAATACCTGCGCCTCTGACCTTACCACCAACACTGAAGCCCTTAGTCTTCATAGCGCCGCCTTTAGAGTAGCCTTTAGTCTTCATAGCGCCACCTTTGGACATACCTTTAGGCTTCATCATACCGCCTTTGGACATACCTTTAGGCTTCATCATACCGCCTTTGGACATACCTTTGGTCTTCATAGCGCCACCTTTAGACATACCTTTAGTCTTCATAGTACCACCAGCCCTAAATCCGGGCACTCCACGAGCTTTAAGTACGTCTTTCTGTGTAACCTTGCCATCACCAGTCATGTCTTTAAGCGGGCTTTTCACACTTTTACCTTCGCTGAAGGTACTAGTAGGGCGCATGTTTTTAGTCATACCTTTTATTTTAGGTGCTTTGCGGGTAATAGGTCCGGGCATTAGACGAGTACGTGTACTAGCAGCTTTCTTCGCAGTAGCTTTTGCTTTAGCGGCCTTATCAGCTTTGACTTCCTTGCCTTCGCTATAGCCTTTAGCACCGCCCATAGCACCACCTTTGGTGCCCATCTTGGACTTCATAACACCGCCACCACCTTTAAATTTACTTTCACGTTCAGACATAGGGTTAAGTTTTTCTTTTATTCTGTTTTTAGTTTCAGAAACAACAGGTACAGGTCTAAGTAAAGTGCTGAAATCTGATTTCTTAGGTCGTCTGCCTAACTTGTCAAACTTATTAAGGTACTTAGTAAGTGCCGACTTTTTATTTGGATCTAATCCAACTTTCTCCATCTGCTCTCGCGTTACGTTTGCACGTTTTCGCTTACCTGTTGGCCCATCCGTTGTAACATTACGACTATCTAAGCCTGTAACTTGAGGTTTTTTAGTTCTTTTTTGTTCTACCACTGTAGGTTTTTTAACTGTAGGACTAATAGCTGGGTTAGTCGCAGTACTAGTAATGTTTTGCTTGTCTGTTTCAGTTGGTTTAGCCCTACTTGTAGGCGGCTTTTTAACCTTTGCAGCATCTCTTATTGGAGACGTTACGCCTTGTAGCTTTCTCCTAGCCCTTGCATCAGCAAGATCATCTTTGCGATTGCTTCTAGTACGCCCCGTTCCTCTACCACGATTAGTGGCTGTTTTAGGTTTTGTGTCTTTATTTTTTCTTCCAAAGTCAAAAAATCCCATGATATTTACTCCGCGTATAAATTATCAAATACTTGATTAACGTCCAATGTGTAATCCAAATCGGACTTGCTATAATGTATGTGCTGAGACGGTTTAAAGTCTGGCGCACCTTCTCCCATCTCAAACCAAGCTGGGTGACTTACCCTTACTCGATTGTTCGGTAATGCAACGATGTTCCCTGTATATGGGCCAGCGTTCAATAATTCCATAACGTGACTCTGCTTGTGCTGTGCAGGGTCATCTGCAATCTC